CCTGACTTCCAAGCACTAAACGCACCATTGTCTAAAGCAAATGATTGGCATACTTCAATGGCTGTTCCAATTTGGTCAGGGTGAGCAAAAGACACAAATGCATGACCAGCTTGCACCGCATAGTTTGCAACTGTTGCTGGTGTAATAGGCAACCCATGATAATGAATCATTGAATCCCCTGTTTTTCTTCTATATTTTCAAAGTTATAAAACCATTCATCCTTAGCACTCCACTTAGCGTGGTTCTCAACGCTATATACCTCGGTGGGTATCTTGAAGTCAGGGGTCTTTAAGACAGCAGGCACAAGCGATACGTCATACCATAAGCAACGATTGTTGGGCTGGCAGGCAAACTGCCCGTTATCTAGGCGTATAAAGTTATACGACTTATGCTCCTCAACACCCTCTGAAAAGCTAGTATCTAGTCTGTTAGATTCGGGCGAGGCAAAGTCAATGGTAAACAGGTAGTTGCCAAAGTGAAACTGTTTGTCTTTACCAAAGAACTTGACCTTTAGCCCACGTAGGTTTGACTTCTCAATCACCGCCATGTCATATGATAGGCAATCCCATATCTGTAAATGATCTAACGGCAACGGCTCGGCTACTTCTTTCCATACATAGGCATGGATTGGTAGCTTGTCGTACAACGCCCCATAGTTAGTTAGCATCGACTCTATGCGAAACGCTTGACCCTTGATCGCCTTGGCAGTCATCCATACGCATGGCTCTAGTTCTCCATGCCCTGACTCGTGGTTGTAAAGAAACTCTCTACGCACAAAGCATTTGACTGGTGGTATGTTAGCAACTAAGAATGTCATTTCTGAATCCTCTCCCATAACTCAGACATCGATATTCCTTTAATCTCTCTCCACCCAATGTGTATACAGGCATACATAATGAACAGGAAGAAGGCAAAGACCACGGCAAAGATAAGCACAGCACAGGTGGCTACGAACAAAGCAAACATATTAAGCATTGTGACCATCATTTAACTGTTGTCCATCGATTATTACGATTAAGAGTTTTCTCTAAATTATCTGACCAAGTTTTTTGTGTTGCTCTTCTTTCTGCGGCTTTCATTGCACTTCTGGCTGCATGGTAATACTTGCTGACTTTTGAACCTTTGGAAGACAAAGAATCAACCTTGCTCTTTGCAAGCCAATCCAATAACTCTATGTGTCTTTCCTTGGGTAGTGCAAATAACTGCTCACTTAAAGCTGGCATATATTGAGCCACCCAAACACGCACCCCTTGAGTCCCGCTACCAAAACAGTTTTGTGTACGTTTTAATTCTAAATGTTGAGGATACTTACCAAACTCTTCCCTTGCCCATATGTTGAGCTTGTAGCAACTATCAAAGTTTTGCCACGACTTAATAATCATGGCATCCCAGAATCTTTGTGTTGGCTCTCTCATAATATATCCCCACTTAATTGATCACCCTTTACCTTCATAAGTCTGTTGGCTAGGTTATTGTCTTGTTTAAATCGTTTTAGATGCAGTTGATCAGAACTCATGCACTTACCGCCTTGAATTTTATAAAGAGTCCCAGTAATGGCATCCATGAGATATATTTTTTGATGCATATCGGTATCAAGAATGACTGGTGTTAGTATCCGTTCCATGCCACTTACATCCCCAAGGTACAAGTCTTTATCTTCTAGCCATGCTTGTTTGGAAGACGCCTTTGGCCCGATAGGAAAACAATTGTGGGACTTGGCCATCATGCCATCCATCGACTTACTAATGTGTGTAGGATTCATGCGTTCTCCTTAGCGTATCTACGAACACTGGCTTTTGCCAAACAATCAAAACATTTAAAACGTTTAATATTTTTATTGGCGGTCTGGACAATCTTGCCATTTTCAAAAGACTTATAGTTCATGCAAGACGAGCAATACTTCTTTGTGTCTTCGTCAATCTCAACATATCCAGCGAATGGAATTGGTTCTTTCATTTCTTAGTTTTCCTTTTAATCGCAACAATCCCCTCCTCTGGGGGTGCATTACGGGCTTCGACAAGCATATCTGCCATCTCCCATATTGCTTTGGGATTTATTTCACCTTTCATGGCAAACCCAACGGTTAACATAAAGGCAAAACAATCTCTTCTGTCTTGGTCGTTCATTGAAGTTCCTTCATCTGTTCTTTTTTATCGCTATCAAATAATGTTTCACAGTTAGCCAAAAATGTTTCTTTAGCCATTCCTAGATTGTTAGCCGAAACGCAGGCAACATACAAGGAAGCCGCAAAAGCATTGACATATTCAGCCTGCTCCTCAATCATTAATTTTTCTATCTCACGTACTAAATCCAATACGGTTTCTTGATTCATTTTTGGCATTTTGGTTCGTGCCTCAATATTTCAATCTGTTTAACAAGAATGTCATTTAAAGATTTTCCACGGACGGCAATCAAGCCAGCCTCGGGATTGTCTTTGATAATTCCACAGGCATCCTTGAGACCCTTGTTATAGCCACTGGAATACTCATCGGTCTTATCCAACGCCATAATCAAAGCATCTCGAATAAAACTAGATGCTTTACGGTTCTTCGCCATAGACTTCAGCTTTTTAATGTGTGCCTCTGGGAGGTAAAGTGAATAGGGGACTAGTTTTTCCATTTTTTATACTCTGCATTTATTTGTTCAAAAAGATATTGCGCCTTTTCATTTGTCTTGAGTTCAGCTCTGGACGCAACATTGAGGTAACTACATAGCCAATCTACCGCCACTGTTTCTTTACGATCAAAAATATATCCTTGGTCGTGTAAGAAATCCCAAAACTTCTGATCCCGGCATATCATTCCAGCCTGTTTGACTAGCCTAGCACCAGCGTATTCCTCAGACCGAACCATGGGAACTTCGGTATCCGCTAGGCGAACCATCACCACCATATACCTAGCACCCACAAAGTCCCGAAGGATCTCATCGGGGATCTCGTCTGGATGGATAGCCAGATTCAACACATGACCATCCTTTGTCTGCTTCAAGGCTATTTTTTTAGCTTCAAATTGACTGGTTTCCATTAGATTTCCCACTCGTCCTTATCGTTGATAACTGGCTTGGCTTCGTCTTTCTTGACATAGGTATCAACTGATAGGGAAATAAACTTAGTTCCTGTTTTGGGAGATTGCTTTTTCCAGCCACCCAGCTTAATTTCAACGCCATCCTCATCGTGCTGTTCCATAAGAAACTTTAGATAAGAGCGATCCACTTTGATACTGCCAAAGTAATCGGGAGACTTTTCTGTCGTACGAATTGTTGATACAAATAAACCACCAGTATTTAAATATTCCATGTTATGCCTTTGTTAATGATTTTTTGGTTGCTGAAAACTTTTCCATGAGCTTGGAATAGCCGACCTCATCCAATGCCTTTGCCTTGTCAAAGACAGAGCGATTGGTCTTAAAGATTGTTGCCACATCGTCCACGCTGGTAGTTAAAGACAGAAGGGCATCGCACCCAGCTCCGAGGGTATCCATCCACGCACCGATATCCTCGTTGTCTGCCAAGGATATTTGCCATGGGCCGTTGGTTGGCTTTGGTTTCTCAATCTTTGGCTCGATCTTTTCAACCTTGGCTTCTATCTTTTTGGGTGGCTCATCCTTTCCCAAGGTAGCGTCCAGAGCGTCATGCTCCACAATCTCAAATGCGTTAGTCCATAAGTACCTACGAAGATAGGTCTGCACCGCACCTAGGTTCTGTACATCATGGCAACCTTTGAGAGCAGCCGAACTCATGGGTGAGGTAAACATGATGGATGTGCCGTCCACAACATCGTTAATCTGCAAGTACGCCATCTCGTTGTTAAATGACAATACCCCGCATAGCCCAACATCATTGCAGATTGTTTGGATCGTAGGTAGAAAGTCTCCCAGCTCGAAGTATTCGTAGCCAGCAAACTTGTTCTTACCCGACTTGGTTAGTTTCTTTCCTTGTAAAGCTACCCTAGCTTGTTGTAATTTTTTATATACGCTCATGCGATTTTCCCTAAATATAGGTGAGTTAATGTTTGTGCCATTGTGTAAATATTAAAAGCGTCCGTTTCCCAGTCTTCGTCTGGGCTTGTGTATGCTGGGTTTGATGCCAATGCCAACATAAACTTTAAAGTTAATTCCTGTGATGTTTCCATAATTTCTCCTTAACAACCAATTGGTCTCCATGGTCCTTGCTTACCTATATCCCAACAGCACATACCGCCACGACCATCGGATTCACATTTAACCTGAGCCATAACACTTGTAGACATCATGGCAATAAATAAAACAGCGATTATCTTTTTCATACTTTCTCCTGTGTGTTTAATGAAATTTCAATCAACTTACTAAGGTAGTGCTGTGCTTTCCGTAGATCCTCTATCCCACCTTTTTGCTTCCATCTTGATACATACTTAATAACATTCCCTTCAAAGTACCCAATTTGGTTGGCCGCAATATAGTCCCAAGTCTGTATTTCCTGCTTGGCGTAATGATTGCCACCAACCTGTGTATCGTTTGCACTCATTTCATTCCTTTCAAACAAACAACTAATAAAACAAAACAACTAATAAGCAATAAAATTTTTTGATTCCAATACTGACGATTAAGAATGGCTGGATCATGAATTAAATACTTCTGTATCTCCAACATATCGTGATCTTCTTCAATGTATTTTTTCCTTAACGGATTAAGGTAATGCTCAGATCCAATCTTGATCTTGCCGTTGTTATAGTACTTAGCGTCTATCATTTGGCTTGCTCCTCCAAATAGTCTTTGTACTGCTTGCACCAAGGAGAAACCTGACAGAACTTGGCACAACGAGTTCTTTCACCAGCTCGGACTTCTAAAAAATATCCCTTACCAGTACTTTCTAATGCCAATTCCGCCTCTTCTTTCGTGGTATGGACAGACTTCGCGCGAACTCCACCCTCTTTCTTAACCGCATAAGTTGTTGGTTTTTCCCAACATTCCTCTGGAGTACAGGGTGGTAGGTCTTCGTTGGTATCGGTTGCAAACAGGGCTTCACTATGAAGGTGGATACGCTCTTTAATAAAAGCTTCTCGCTCTTCCATCGACCAAAGCTTGATATCCAAGGTAGCTACCTGTTTCTCAGGGTATCCTTCCCGATTCTCAGCATCCCTAGCACTCCAGTCCCTGATGATGGCAATAATCTTTAGCTTATTTACTGGGGTCTTTTTGACAGTCTCAACGAGCCACGCATAAATATTGAGCTGTTGTTCCCATTCCTTCTTTTCATTCATGACCGCCCATACTCCGACAGTCTTGTAGTCATTAACCTCAATGCCATCCTCGTGGACGACCTGAAGGTCAATAGCTCCTGAGATATGCCAGCCGTCTATATCGGCATGGAGTCTTTGTTCTACGATATGGTTAGGATCTTTGCCCTGTTCCAAGACATGATGGACTGCCGTACCAAATACAGCCCATATCATATCGGTCACATCGACTTCAATCTGTTCGGAGTACTTAGCCTTTAATTGCACAATCTGTGGGCTGTTTAACAGCTCCGTAACCGACATATGGGCTTTGCCCTTGGTATACGTAGGACGCTCTACGACATTCACAAATGTTTGTGGCAGTCCATATTTATTAGTAATAATCATTTGTATACCCCTGGGGTGCATAATAGAATTAGTATCTGCTGCATTGAATTCCTCGTTTTTTATTAATATACAATAGATTGTACACATTGTCTCTCAAGTATTGCAAAATATTTTTTAATAAGGCAAACCCTGATGCTTACCTTCCCTTGGCCGCCAGCTCCACTAAAGCCCAATGTCAAAACCCACTGGGCTACAAAGGCTAAAGCCACTAAAGAATATAAGGAAATGTGTTTTTATTTAACCAAGGAACAGAAGATCCCGACCAAGGAATACTCGGAACTGCATCTTATCTTTTACCCACCCAGTAAAAGACATTACGACCTTGATAACCTCCTAGCAAGCATGAAAGCGGGGTTAGACGGGATGTCTCTAGCCTTGGGGGTCAATGACCGATGCTTTAAAAAGATCACGGTAGAACGAGCAGACGAGACTGGTGGAATGGTAAAGATAGTATTAGGGTAAACACTTAGCTATCCCCAAACGTTTGAGGATGCGCTTAAAAAATAGGCAACTAATGCTGTTTATTTATACAGTACAATTGTCCTGTTTCTTTGTTTTTTCCTTGGTAGTTCTTATGGGCGGTTTAGTCTCCTCTCACGTGCCGCCCACTTTTTTTATTTTTGTGTTATATTTATTTCAACTACCTTCCATCGTTATCGGATAAAGATAGTTAGAGCCAAGCGTAAATTACATATTTTGTTTGGCTCTTTTGTGTTAAAGTTTTATGGCGGAGTGAAGTCCGTGTGGTAAGTTGATTTCGACCAGACCCCTTCGGGTTGTTCTGAGTGTTTAGTAAATGATCGAGATCCATTTATTAAGCAACTTCACCTTAGAACAACCCCAAGGGGTTTTTCTTTTGTAGGTTTATCCTGGACGGCTTTGAGTACACCAGCGGGATAAATACAAGCACTACTGGGGGTAAGTAGATGTAATAGTGCAAGGTCGGTGGCGAAGATAGTGCCGACTCTACGAACGACTGTCGGGTGCTGTGGCTCCAAAGGAGGAAGCAGTTGAAGGACGCACTGGGTAGGCGAGGTGCGTCCACCAAAAGAGGAACGGGTGTCATATAAGAGTAGTAATAACTAAAAGAGGAAACAATGAAACTAGAAAAAATAAGGTTAGAAAAAATCAATGTAGATGGCGATTTGCAGGTTCGTGACAAGATCATTGAAGATGCCGTCAGAGAATACGCAGAAGTAATCCGTGAAGGTGGCAAGATGCCGCCAGTAACAGTATTTTTTGATGGTAAGACCTACCACCTAGCAGACGGCTGGCATCGTTTCTTTGCCCACAAACAAGCAGCATTTGCAGAAATTGAAGCCGAAGTCCATGATGGTTCACGCAGAGATGCGATTCTATTTGCCGTCAGTGCCAACGATAAGCACGGATTACGCAGAACCAATGCCGATAAACGCAGATCCGTTCTTGTTCTTTTGGAAGATTTTGAATGGAGCGAGTGGAACAATATCAAGATCGCAGAAGTTTGCGGTGTATCAGCGACATTCGTAGATAAGATTCGTAAGGAAATGAACACTCCTCAACCAACAGCTCGTAAAGTAACTCGTGGCGGTGTTGAGTATACGATGGACACATCGAAGATGGGTCGAACAAAAAAAGCCAAACCAGAGACTCCACCCGATCCAGTCGTTGATGAGAAGGAACAAAAGATTGAAGAGATGGCAACTGAGTTCCAAGCCATAGCGGAGGAGAACGAAGAACTCAAGGCGAAGTTAGCAGTCAAAGGCATGGATGCGTCCGAAGAAGATAAGCAATCTGCACAAGAATTAATTGATGAGCTTCGTGCCACCATCAAGAGCCAAGAAGCACAGATCAAAGGCTTAACTGCTTCTCGAGACGCTTATCAGCAGAAGAATGCGGAATTATTAAAGCAAGTGAATTACTGGAAGAAGCAAGTCTCAAAAGCTGCATAACGTAATGAGGGAAAACGCACGATTTTCCGCTTCACATACGGAGCGTAAGTACCTCACCAGACTTATGGGGGTGAATTCGTAGGTTGATACGAGGGTGTGCTGTTTGCGTTTGAAAAAGTAGTGTGGTTTACCTTATTTTCCACACACTTCGGATAGGGTGGCGAACAAAACATTTTCCAGAAGCTGGAGATCAACGCCAGCCACCCCCGCCCATTATTTTGTACCGACATCAGGCGGTTTCCTGATAGTAAAGGAGATAAAGTTGTTAGAGTTAAGACCACACCAACAAGAAGTGGTGGAGCAAATAAAGCAAGGCTTCAAACAAGGACACATAAGACAACTACTGTATGCATCCACAGGCTTCGGTAAAACCGAGGTAGCGATGGAGATCATGAGGCGAGTATCCGAAGGGTACAAGAAAGCCGCCATGATTGTAGATCGGATAGTCTTAGTTGACCAGACGAGTGCCAGACTGTCTAAGTACGGCATCGAGCATGGAGTTATGCAAGCTGGTCATTGGAGAGAAAGACCATCGGAGCGAATCCAAGTTTGTTCTGCACAGACCCTTGAGAGAAGGGATTCATTCCCAGACATCGACCTTATTATTTTGGATGAGTGTCATATCGTCCGTAAGAAAACAGTTGAGTTCCTCAATAAAAATCCACACATCCGTGCTATTGGATTAACTGCCACCCCATTTACTAAAGGCTTAGGAGATATCTATACCCATGTGGTAGGAGCTACTCCGACTGGCGACTTGGTAGAGAAAGGTTGGTTAGTCCCTTTGAAAGTATTTGTAGCCAAAGAGATTGACATGACAGGAGCTGAGAAGAACTCATTTGGCGAATGGAAAGAAGCTGAAGTTTCCAAACGTGGCATGGCAATTACAGGCGATGTAGTCAACGAATGGATTAAAAAGACGCATGAAATCTTTGGCGGCCCAAGAAAGACAATCGTATTCTGTTCGGGCGTAGATCATGGCAGAGACCTAGTCAAGGGATTTGCCGAGGCTGGCTATCGGTTTGAGTCCATATCCTATAAAGAAGACGATGACTACAAACGTTTAACCATTGAGGAGTTCTCTAAACCAGACACCGAAATTCATGGATTGATTGCGACTGACATTCTTACTAGAGGGTTTGATGTAACCGATGTAATGATCGGAGTATCTGCTAGACCATTCTCAAAGTCTTTTTCATCCCATGTGCAACAGATGGGTAGAGTCATGCGTCCGCACGAAGGTAAAGAGTTTGGTCTTTGGCTTGATCACTCGGGTAATTTCTTGCGGTTTAGAAGCGACTGGGACAATCTGTATACCGAAGGAGTTAAGACTTTAGATAGCTCCGAAGAGAAGGCTAAGAAAGAACCTACCGAGCGGGAAAAGAAAGAAGCAGTCTGCCCGAAGTGCAAAGCGTTATGGACATTCAAAAGCAATATCTGTGGCGAGTGCGGTTACGAGCGTCCGCTAAAGCAAATCCTAACCATACCGGGCGAACTCCAAGAACTTGCAGAAACTAACCGCAAGCTCCAGATTGACAACCGCCAGTTCTATGCTGAGTTGATGTATTACGGCAAGCTAAAGGGATATAAGGACGGGTGGGCTGCCATGAAATACAAAGAGAAGTTTTCCGTGTACCCCAATGGCATCCGAGTAGAACCATTACCTACATCTGCTCCAACCATGAAATGGATTAAGAGTCGCATCATTGCTTACAGTAAGTCTAAAGCGAGGGTTCAGGCATGAAAAAAGATCCATGGGCTAAGTGCAGACTAAACACACCAGAGGAGCGGATTACCTATTTGGCAAATTGGTATCTAGGCGTGGGCAGAAGGAGAGGCTGGAAAAATATTATTGACCAGCTTAATGCAGAAGAAGATGTAGAACTAATAAAACAAAAAATAAGGAAAATACGATGAAATACTTATCAGTGTGTTCGGGGGTGGAGGCAGCAACAGTTGCTTGGCATCCCTTAGGCTGGGATCCGATTGGCTATGCCGAGATCGAAACCTTCCCATCGGCAGTTTTAAATCATCATTACCCAACAGTCCCAAATCTTGGGGACATCACAAAATATAAGGAGTGGAACATCAATGGAACAGTTGAACTTTTGGTTGGAGGAACACCATGCCAAGCATTCTCAGTCGCAGGACTTAGGAAAGGACTCGAAGACCCAAGAGGAAACCTCACCCTTGTCTATACTGGAATTCTTGATCGATTCAAACCCAAATGGTTTGTTTGGGAAAACGTCCCAGGTGTCCTCAGTTCAAGTGGTGGACGGGATTTTGGTTCCTTCCTCGGGGCGGTGGCAGAACTCGGGTATGGGTTCGCATACCGAGTGCTTGACGCTCAGTATTTCGGAATCCCCCAAAGACGCAGAAGAGTCTTTGTTGTCGGATGTCTTGGAGACTGGGTCTCTGCATCAAAGGTTCTTTTTGAGCCAGATTGCTTGTCAAGGGATACTGAGGAGAGCAGAAAATCGAGGGAAAAAACTTCCAACAGTTCTCAAGGACGCTTTGATGGCAACGGCATCCAAAGAACAGTTGGAACACTCTGTGCAGATACCCACCCCGGAGCTTATAGCGGACAAGACGCATACAGCGGAAGACTAATCCCTTGTGTGTATGAAACTCACCCAGCAGACTCCCGAGTAAGAGAGATGGGTGATGTTTGCCAGACTGTAACCTCTCGCTGGGGGACGGGTGGTGGTAATGTGCCGATTGCATTACAGGATATCTCAGGCAGAGATAAGGCCCAGAATGGGCGTGGTTGGAATGATGA